AGATGAAATGGAAAAAAGTAAAATTATATTTTGATCATTGGGTTTTAGATGATGGAACAAATCATTATATTGAAGGATATGTAACTGACCATAAATGGAATGGTTGGTCAATGCCTATGGTTGAACTCGATCAAATTAAGAAATTTAATAAAATACAAAAAGCAACTAAGTATATGGATGATTTTGCTATTTTTAAAATTATTGATGATAAAAATATTTCAATAAAAGATTATGATGAAGATGAGATTACAATTATTGAAAGATCAGAATTTAATTGTAATGGAAAAACAATTAAAGCCTTTGATGTGTCTTTAGGTTGGATATGGTCAGAAGAAGAAATAAACCCAAAAAAGGAGAAATAAAAAATGAAAAAGTTATATTACACAAATGGAAAATTGGGATTTGATTTTGAAGATTTTTTTATAACAGATCCTTTTACTTCAACTTGTTGTAGATTTGATGTAGATCCTATTAAAGAATATGGATTAACAAAAAAACAAGTCAAAAGGTTTAACAAAATATTTACAAATAGAAATAGAAAGAAAGGGGGTAATTAAAATGGATAAATCAATTGATCTTAAACAAGACAAAGAAACCAAATATCTTTGTTCTTGGAATAATGGCGATATTATTCAAATTCATACAAATAAAACTTTATGGAATGAATATAAAGATACGAATTTATTTGATGATGATGAAGATATGTTGTTTGAAACTATCGGAAATGGTTTTGATAATTTTAAATTTAAAGATTATTTAAAACTATCTAGCAAAGATGAAGATTTCTTAAATGTAAATTTCATTTGCGATAATATGGAAATAACAAGAATAGCATAACAAAGAGGAGAAAATAATGAAAAAATATAAAATAATAATGTCTACAAGTTATGGACACGAAATATACATAGACGCAAAAAATAAAAATGATGCAATAAAACAAGCCAATAAATTAGATCAAGAGGAAATAGAAAAACAATCAAATAATAAATGGGATGTTGAAACTTTTCCTATGATTGTGGATGTTGAAGAGGATAAATAATAAACACAAGATGTTGTGTCCGAGCTTTTGGACACAACTCCAGGTAGTGTTGAAAAATAATGCTTGATTATATTAATTATAGGATTATAAATGATAGAAAAAACAAAAAAGGAGAAAGAAAATGTATAATAGAGAAAGAATAAAAGAAGTGATTGAAGAGTGTTTGCAATATTACACTATGGGAGATTGCACAACTGACAAGGAGGAAAAAAGAAATTTTGTTGAAAGTGTAATGTTGGAGTTGGATAATTCTAATACAATCTTAATAGGAGAGGAGAAAAAATGACTAAATTAACAAACAAAGAAAAAAGAAAACTTTATTTGATTGGTTATAAATCATTTAATAAAAATAGACCTACTCAAGATGAACACGATTTAAAGATGGTTAAAAAAATTAAAGAGTGTTCAAGAGATGGTAAAATTGCAGTTGGTGTAACTAGTCAATATTTTTATGATAGTTACGATTATAATGTTGAGGGTTATGATGATGAAAGAATTTATTATATTCCATCTCATTACACTGCTTACAGACACTTATACAAAGAAATTATGGATGGTGCTGATTGTCCAACTAGTGTGAGAATAATTGAGGAGGGAAGATGAAAAAACTATATGGATATAATTTAAAAGAAAAAAGAAAATTTGTAGTTGATATAGAGGATATTTGCGATTGTATAAATATGGATTATGGATTTTCAGATGATTATTTTGTTTATGTAAGTGAGCAAGATAGAGATTTACATTTTAATCAAAATACAAAGGAGAAAAAATGACTAAACAATTATACAGAGTAGAAAGAGAACGAGTTGTAACTGATTGGTGGTATGTTGAAGCTAATAATGAAAAGGAGGCAAAAACTAAAGCCTTTAATTCAGAAATAGATGACTCGGATTATGGTGACGATATAAAAGTAACAATAAATAAAGTTGAGGAGGAAAAATAAAATGTACGAAGAAATACCAATGAAAGAAAGTAGAATAAAAAATATGAGTATTTTCGATTTATATGATTGGATCGAATACAATACAGATCAAAACTATCACACAGAAAACATTGTTATAATTGCAATGAGATTTGGAGATGATGAAGATATTGAAAATGCAAAATATGTGATGAAAAGACATAATCAAGAAACACATATGACTCAAGATCTTAAGAAGTTTAGAGATTATATTTTTGAAAAGGTTATGTCTAAATTAGATTATAAGGCGAGAGGTTACATTAAAAAAAGACTATGAAAAAAAATTTACCGACTCAAGATAGTGTAAAAAGGCTTATGGAACAGACTTTGAGAAATATCTTGAGTTGTGTAGGTGGAGTGTACTATAATAAATATAAGTTAAGGTTAGAAAGAAAGAAAAAAAGAAAGGAAATAAAATGATAGACTATAATTTAATCTTGTATATTGGTCTGTTCTTACTGATATTTGGATTTATCTTGTTTTTGGTGTCAGAGCTTAGAATCAGACAGATAGATAAGGAATTGTTTAGACAAAAACAATTACATAAATCATTTGTGAAAGCTAAAAAGGAGGGAAGATGAAAGAGTATATAGTTGATATTAAAGGTGTAGTTATTTCAGAAGATGAGTGGAAAGATACCACAATTACAATTACTAGAAATGGAATATCAGATACTTTAGAGTTTAATAAATCAGATATAGTTGAAACGAAAGAAAGTGAGGAGTAATGAAAATAGATCATAAGAAAGTAGAAAAATTAAAATCTTTTAATGGTGTTAAATTAAGAGGAAACGAAACCTTTGATGAGTTACTTGCTATCGAAAAAAAGAATATGTTGAAAGGCACGATTATTTGTAAGGCTAAAAAGTGTAATAATTATTTATATAAAAATCAAAGCCAAATTAATTCAGAGTATTGTTCGGAGTGTGTGTAATGCAAGATAAAAACGAAATGATTAATTTAATTGGATCTAAAACAAACGAACCAATCAATAAAAAATTAAGTTTACAAATTTTAGGTATTCTTTGTGAGAACAGAAAATCAATAGGAGTATTTAAAAATATGCTTGTTTCTGATCTAAGAAATAAAATAGTTGAAATGAAAGAATTTAATTTAGGAGAAACAAGAGATAAACAAGATTTAAATATTAGGATTGAGTTATATAAACTTAAAAATAAGGGTTATGTAAATTTTGAAAATTATAAAAAGGATAGATACTCAGTTAAATCAAATTTAAAAGGATTAGAATATTGTAAAAGTTTAGCGATAAATCAATTAATTGACGAGGGTATAACGAAAGACCAACTTAAAAATGTAGAGATAGTTGAAGACGATGAATTATGGGTAGGTGTAACATATTAATGAGAAATTGTGAAAATTGTAATCTCTGTTGTAAGTTACCGGAAATACCATCAATAGATAAAAAATCTTACTCTTGGTGTAAAAATTGTGAAATTGGTGTTGGTTGCAATATTTATAACAACAAACCAAAAAAATGTAATGAATTTACTTGTGCTTATTTAGAATCTTTTACTGATTTAAAACCTAATAAAGTTGGTTTTATGATTTTTCCTCAAAACGAAATGTCTTACGAACATAAAGTTTTTACGGTGTATTGTGAGGAGTTCAAATTACAAAATTTTATAAAAAATATTAAAAAAGATTGGAAAATGCAAAGAATGATAAAAAATAAATGGGCGTTCCACATTCGTTACAATCAAGATGATGATAAATTAGCGATATACGATCCCAATGCATTTGATGATAAATTAATTTTTATAAGTAGAAAGGAGGTTAAAAATGGCAGAAAATAAAATTTTTACAGATGCTGAAATTTTAAAAGCATTAAATAATATTAAAGAAATTATCGAGTCACAAAGAGAATTAAATAAAATTATCGATAAAAGACTTCAAGCCTTAGAAAAATTTGCTTTGGGAACAAAGTAAAGTTATTAGGGGGTGTTTCGCTCCTACACCCCTAATAATCCCTAATATATCCTGGAGGTAAAATTAATTTTTCTTCTTTATTTGGTTTCAAAACGACTCGTAGTGAAGAGTCTAATGGGTTATTACTTTGATGTACCTCTATCCTCTTAATTTCTTCTAAATAACCTTTTTTAGTCATAATGTAAATTTTAGCATCACTAACTGCATTACCTCTACGACCATTCTGACCTTCAGTAAATTTTTCTAAATATTCTTGTAAATGCTTGACGTACATAATTATTTGTTTCTAAAAATTACTATCATTAATGGTTTAATGTAACCTATTTTAGTTGGATCGTCTTCAGTTCCATCATCATGACCAAACCTAAAACCTTTTACCGGTTTTCTTAAAAATCTAACCTCACAATTAGGGTTATGATATATCCACTCATGAAAATATTTAGTGTGTGTTGAAGATGGAAGAAGAAAAACACCAATAAAATTTTTAGTGTGGTAGGCTTTTTCTACAAATTTTCCTATTTTGCCATCAAATAAAGGGTGTATGTATGCAACCTCACCAGACCAATCTTTAGTTAAGCAATCATCATCAATAGTGTAATATCTAGGCAATAAATGGTTGCTGTGTGATGCGCAGCAATCGATTGTAAAATTAAATTCTTTAGTTAAATCCTGCCAAATATCTTTTGGTGTTCTTAAATATTTCATTATTTTAGAACATTGAAAACTTAAATTAGTTTTGTCGTGTTTTAGTTCTTCTTTAGTTTTCATTTTTTGTTAATTATATCTGTAAGCTCAGCAATTATTTCTTTGTAACCATCTATTAAATTTTGTAGTTGAATAACTTCAGATTTATATTTATTTAATTCAAAAATTTCTTGTTTTTGCATTTTTACTAAGGTCTTATATCCCTCTAAAACATCGTCTTTCATATGTTGACTTTATATGTAAGTTACCCTAAAAAGTCAACTATGGGCGTTCCTAAGAGATTAACAGAGATGCAACAAAGATTTGCTGAATTTTTAGTGTTTGGAGATGAGAATGGTCCGATGACTAAAACAGAGGCGGCTCTCAAGGCAGGTTATTCTCCAAAAAGAGCAAGGCAAGAAGGATCTGAGCTTACTAACCCTAAATTGTCACCACTTGTAGTGAAACACATAGGTGAGTTGAAAGAAGAAAGATTAAAAAAACACGAAGTCACTTATGATGGACATATTTCTGAACTAGCGAGATTACGAGAGGCAGCACTCAAGAAAGGATCTTTTTCATCGGCAGTTAATGCAGAAACAAATCGTGGTAAAGCCGCCGGTTTATATATCGATAGAAAAATAATTAAAACAGGTAAGTTAGAGGATATGTCAGAGCAAGAGTTAGAGGCAAAGATGAAACAAATTTTAGATGACTATTCACAGATAATAGATGTAACACCAACTAAATCTTCTGAATCTTCTTCACCCAAGCTCGTGGGATCATCGTCCGATCCCCAAAAGTAATCCCATCTTCATCTTGATCATAAGATGCAAACAACTTTATAGATTTATTATCTTTGGAGTATAACCAACCTTCATTTACCGGTCTTGCTAATTTCATTTTATCGAACTCTTTTTCAGTAGCCCAGCCAGAGTCACTGACACAATCAATCCACTCCACTCTGACTTTAGGAAAAGGTATATCGGGAGAGCTATCAGATGCAATTCTTTTTCGTCTTTTCTTGGGCATGTATAGGTTTATATCACAGATTGATTTATTTAAAATATGCTTCGCGTACGCGATAGCGATTTTGTATTAGTACATATTAATATGTACCAAAAAACAAAAAGTGTACCATAATTTGTCCTATAAAAAGCCTTATTTTATGCCAAAAAACTACTAAAAGTACACAAAGTACACTTTATTTCATAAAATAAAAAAATATTTTTTTAATCTGTAAAATAAAACTATAGTATTTCTTTTTCTGCCTCTTTTTTGCCATAATATTTCCTCATTACGGACAATTTATCCTCTGCTTCAGAAATAATTAGTAACAATTTATCTATTTCACCAGTTATATCTATATGTTCTGGTATAATTATATTGTTTTCATTAAAAGAGTTAATCTTATACAATGAGTCCTCGATTATTGCTTCATATTTCTTAAAAAGCGCTCTAAATAGTGCATCATTCATCGTTCCATTCCTCCATTTCCGTGTTTCCATCTTCATCTTTATACAAAATCCACGACTTCTTACCATCAAAATAGTAACCATCTATTTCACGTTTCATTTAAAATCCTCCTCTGTTATGTTTACTTTGGCTCTTTCTTTTTCATCGAATTGTAACTCATGGTACATATCCAATCTTTTTAAAAACTTATGTTTATAGCTTCGTAATTCATGGTCCGTGATCCGAAATTCTTGATAATATAAGTCTGGCGTACACATCATGATCACACCTTGACGAATCTCTGAACCATGGACATAATCGTGAGCCATGGCATACGCTGCAATCTGTAAACAATAATCTTCGACCCACTCCTTACGTTTAGGGCGATTGGCTTGTTTAAAATCTACAATACTCTCTATACCATTATGATTACAAACGAGGTCAGTAGACCCAGCATATAGCCCAGGATAATACAATGTAACTTCCGAGCCAAAATACTCTTCAACCGGTGCAAGACCGATCTCAATAACTTTTTCGGCCATGGGCTTCGCCTCTTGTCCGAGTTCTGTAAGATCATCGTAGCCAACTCCTGTAATATAAGATTCGATGAATTTGTGCATGGAAGTTCCCCTCCTACTACTATGATTTTTGATTTCTTCAGCTCGTTTTTCTCCAACTTTCGCCTTCCAGTCTTTTAAAAATTGTTGATCTTTGGTCGCTCCTAATATCGTAGTCACTGATGGAAGTCTAGTACCATTTACATCGTAGAGCCGTGTTCCATGTTCCTCGATCCGTGATGCATCGACATAGGTATATTTTTCTTTAAACTTAATAGGTTTACCAATATTATGATATTCTTCGATGTCTTTATCACTCATCATTTTAAATTTTTAATTACAAAATATATTATGGTACAACCGATCACTAAACAGATCATACTATATCCAAACATACCTAACCCATACGCAGCAGTCATAGTTTCTCCTTTAATTCTTTCAAATATTCTTCGTTTTCTTTTTGTTGTTTATTTTTAACAATTGTTACTTGTTTGTTCCAAGCCCAAGTATTAATCTTACCCGACCAACCCATAATCCACAGATATATCTTTAATGTTATTCTATCCAAGCTCATCGTTTTTCCTAAAATCCTCTAACCTAACTATTTTATCGTCAAATTTAAACATATTTTTTCTATTTGTGTAATGTTCTATAATTTTATTTAATTTTTGTATTTTTACATGAGCATAGGGTTGTAACAACAACGCAGAATAATAGGCATCTTGGTGGCAGCAACGCCAACGCCATTGTTTTTTTCTTCCAGGTCTAACTTTTCTTGAGTTCACTGTTCCACAACCCAAAGTTTCCATTACAAAAACTAAGGGGGCTTTTTCAGTCATAGCAATTTCCATTCGAATAGACCAAGTGGGGTAAGGTTTTATGTTATGCTTTCTCTTACGCATATATTGTTTGTATTGAATACTACCCTCACCATCAAATAACCCCGCAACATAAGCCATATTAAGATTATTTATCATTTATGTGAACTAGTTATTATCCATCTAATCATCGCAGTTGATGGATCATAGCCATCAAATTTTAATTTAGTGCAACTTGTTAATAGAATTGTCACCAATATAATTAGTGTCATTTTTTTCATATAGCTCTCCCTCAGAATCACAAACCCAACATTGGTGAATAGTATCTGTAAAATTATTTACTTGTTTGATCTTTAAGTAACCATTACCCTTACAAACTGAGCAAATTACTTTTTTTAATTGATTAACTTTTAATCTTGCCATTTAATTTCTTCGCCTCTTTGTTTGCTAAAACCTCAATAGTTTTTGAGATAGACAATTTGCCATCAGGTAATAATACCTTTGATAACTTTTCTAAAATAGCATATGTTTCTTTTTGAAGTGAGACATTTTTATATTTGGTCATATCGGTCATTAATTGTTTCCTTTCATAATTTTAACGTATAATATAGGATATTCTCTAGGATTGTCAATGAAATTTGTTCTGGCTTTAATTCTTTGTTCACAAACGCAGCAGATGTGTATGCCTCCTCATCAATGGCCAGAGCTATTTAATACTCAATATGATTGCCTAATGTTTGGTTACGAAGAGTCAAAAAAGAAAATGCGAGAAATTGGTAGAAAAGAAGTCAACGAACACAGCATGTTTATTAGATTTACTTGCACACCACAGAACACGATTTGACAATATGGCAAAATAATGGTATGGGGAGAAATCTTCTCATCATTACCTACCCTTTCTTCTCTCTCTTTAGGGTAGGTGTGTTATCTACACACGCAGCCAATCAAACTACCACTATTATCATTTAAAATATGAAGATTTAAACTATCGACATAACCGGTCAGCTTTAATCTAAGTATCTCACAAAGATCAAAACAATCAACCTCGTTTGTCAATACTATTCCCTCTAACATTTTTTTGGTTATGGGAATGAGATGATAAATCCCATCGTTGAGAATTATTAGATCCATAAGTCCTTTCTATTAGTTTATACCAAAGTCTTTCATATCGTGGATTTTTAGTTGTATTAAAAAGAATTGCTAATCTATCAAGTTTTTTTTGAATAGTCATAAGTTCCCCATCTTAAAATATTTCTTAATCCTGGTGCTTTTATTTCTAAATCAACACCATAAGGTCGCCACTCTCGTTTCATTATGTTAAGTTCTAATAAAAAAGCACTATATTGTTTTTGAGATATGCCTTTTGGTTTAATTGTAATAATTTTTTCTTTTTTCATAAAAATTATGGGGGCGATTAAGCCCCCACATTATTTAAAACCCCTCTTTTCGTAGTGAGATCTTTTTCTTTTTTGATAGTTTATAGTTGTAAGCAGACTCAAAAGCTTCGTCCCAAGACTGCTGATTACCACACCCATCAAACTTTTTATAATATTTTTCTATCTGTTCGTAACAAGTTTTGACAGAAAAATTTTCTAAGGTTGATATTCTAGTAAAAGCTAAACAAAACTTATTAACTCTAACTAATCTTGGCACAAAACTTTTAAACTTCTCTAGTTGTGCACCAATAGCGTAAGCTCTATCTAGGTTTTTAACTTTAAAAGAACCCTCCCTAAAGGATGGCATGGGTCCTCTATCATTACCTCTGTTTTTAAACTCAATACCAGATAGTAACATCAGACCTGTATGGAAAGGCAAAGAATATTTTTCAAAAAAATCTGCAATTTTTTTATATTCTTTATAGTTTGAATAGCTGCTATGATTATAATGTTTTAAATAATCTCTATTCTTCCAACCTTTTTGTGAGTTGTTCAACACAGCTATGTCCTTACCACTAGATTTTATACTAATTATATACGCAACTGGTATACCTAGTTCAGTACAAGCTCTTAATCTGTGCTGACCTTCTATCACTTCAAGTTTTTCATTGACAATGATAGGCATCAATTGACCATGTTTTTTCATAGAAGCCATTAGGGCAGCAACATGTCTAACATCGATGTCTCTGTTGTTATCTAGTAATGTAAACTTTGTATGGTTTTTTTCATACAAAACCTTTATTACACCACTAGCTTTTAGTGCATCAAAGTCAACTGTTCTACCTAGAATAGTTGTTAATGCACCATTGTTTTTTTTCTTCATTTTTTTCTCCTGTATGTTTTGAGCAGTTATTATAATTCTTGCTCAGGAATCATTAATTTATAGGATATCAATGGATTAAAGTCAAATACTATCTTCTGTATTTACCCATTCTTTTTTCGTGTTTATTGGGGCTTTTTTTATGTCTACCTGGTCTTTTCCTAGGTTTAGGCTTTACGTAATTATTGACACCAAATTTAGATTTCTTCGCCATCGAAATATTTCTCTACATCTCTTACTAATGAATGTTTATGTAAGTGGGGGATGTAACTTATAACACCATTTACTTTTTGTTCTAAATCAGATCCACATGTTAGACATCTAAAAAATTGTTTGGTTATACCAACTAGTGGTGTGTACTCATCACAAGTTGGGCAGATACCATTAACTATCTCTGCTGTTATTTTGAAATTTTTTCCTGTCATAAACTTTCTTAGATTTTACCACACGCTGATGGTAACGTCTATCTTTTAATTCTTTTGCAGCCTTATTCGATGATGAGTTTTTTAATCGATTTTGAGCCATCAATATTATCTTCTAATTCTGCTTTACCACGCCAGCATTTGTAAGTTACAGATTCAGAATAAGTTCTTTCTGCTTCACGTTTACCTCGTAAACATAAAGCCATCGAGGGTTGCAAACGTGCTTCTTTAATCTCTCCATTTACAAACATAAGTAGTCCAATTACAGCTTCTATCATTGTGACTTACCATTTGTATAACCAAGATCTCTATTAGCATCTTTTAATTTTTCGATGTCTACCAAAACCTTGTCCATCTGTTTTGTTAAAAATTCTATGTTTACTTTGTTTAACGCCATTGACTCAATGTGTTTGTTTAAACGATCAGTTGTTTTGTACAAATCCTCTAACATCATGTATTGTTCGCTATCTGCGGGCAGTGATCCCATTTGTCCACGTGGCCATTTAATTCTAAACTCTGTGTTTTGTTCAACGTCTTGCTCCATTATTTTTATCTTAGTGTCTGCAATATTGATACGTTCTACAATTTGAAAATAGCCCATAGTGCCGAGTGCTACGATTACGATCAAACTAGCAACCGTTTTCATAGGCATCTGCACAGCAGCCGATTCAGATATTGATAAAGGTTTATTACTCATGTTTTGGTTTTGGTAGAGGGATTATATAATCTTTTGGATCAACTTGCAACGATGACTGATTTGGTCTTACGAAGAAAGCTAATAAACACAATAAAACTATTAGTATTGCTGTGAACTTGTAGTCCATAACAACCCCCAATCATTTAATTAGGCCAAAACCAACTTTTGATTTTTTTCCAAATTTTTTTAATCATTTTTCTTTTCCTCTATTTCATAGAAGAACTTGTCCGTGTCCTCTGTACGCCAAGCTCTGCTATCTTCTACGTTCCACTCAGAGGTCTGCACTTTCCAATCAGGAATTGTATCTTTCACTGTGAAAGAAGGTATATCCCATATACATCGATTATTTGGTTGTGCTGCAAAATTGCCATCGTCTAAAGCAATTATGTGAGCGCACTTATGTTCGTGCGGTATCTCTGAATGATCAGTGTCAAGTATGTTACTATCTGGATGTGCAAAGTCAACAGTAAATAAATATTTACCTGGGTGCCATTTTTTGTCTTTACCTATATATTTACCAGCTTGTCCATCTAGTATATCCCAACGATGAACAGAAGGATAATAAGAGAAACAATTCCAAAGCTGTAGTTCATCAAGTCTTCTGGTTGGTACGTTTTTTGCTTCGAAACCACGTTGAATAAACGCGCTAATTGGGAGGCGATAAAAGATTGCGCCATTTTCCATAATAGCGTGAAATAATATAGCCCTACCTGTAAGAGCGCTAAGACCAAAGATAATGCAATCTTCAACTTCTCCCCTATGTTTTTTAAGATCATATAAATACTCCCTTTTTATTTGTGCATAAGTTGGTGGTATGTTTACATTTAAATATGCCATAATTTATCCTCATTTTATTGTACCCCAATTCTTACCATATTCATAGTCAACTTTGATAGGTACTTCTAAATTAACTGCAGACTCCATAATTTCTTTGATCTTATCTGCATTATTATTTACAGATATATCAAGTTCATCATGCACTTGTATATGTGGTGTAATACCTTCTTTGTGTAACTCCACCATTGCTTTTTTAGTCATGTCTGCTGCACTTCCTTGTATCAATCTATTCAAAGCTTTATATGTGTAAGCTCTTCTAATCCCTGGTCCGTGTTCTGCGAGTGCTTGGTCGTGTGGCAAGGCTTTGTGTATTCCATATTGATTGGGTTCCCACAAATTAAATCGACATCTTCGACCTAACCAAGTTCTAATCCTACCATTATCGGCTGCCTTACGCATAACACTATCCATTAATGTTTTGACAAAGGGTACTCTATTATGATATTGTTTAAATAAACTCTTCGCTTTATCCTCATTTATACCAAGTTCTGCTTGTAATTTATTTTTACCCATACCATAAAACAGTCCAAGATTAATCGTTTTGGCTTGGGATCTAGGAATGTCTGCCATTTCAGCTACAATTTGATGAAAGTCTGCTTCACCATTTTTATAAGCGTCGATAACATCATTTACTCCATACAAACCATCTAAGGCAGCATAATGAACAACTAGTCTTGGCTCTTGTTGTGAGTAATCAAAACAACCCCAAGTATGACCTTCTTCAGGAATAAATAAAGATCTAATTAGTGGTCCGAGCTCCTTGTTACGTGCAGGAATTTGTTGTAGATTTGGGTTAGCGTAACTAAACCTACCGGTTACAGTGCCACCTACATCAGATCTTAATTGATTTATTTCCGCATGAATTCTTCCTTTATGTTCGTGTTTAATTATGGTATCAATGAATGTTGTGTGTGCTTTGTTTATTTCTCTTGCACGTGCAATCTTTTGAACTATTGGATGTGGATGGTTTTGTAAAAAGTTTTTTGTAAATGATGGAGAATTTGTTTTTTCAGTTCGGTCAAAAGGTAGGCGCAGTTTTTCAAAGACTTGTGCAATGGAACGTGCAGCCCATATTTGAGTATCTACTCCTGTTTCTTTTTTTACTATTTGTAAGCATTCTTTTTCTTCTGTTAATAATTTGTTTTTCAATTCAAATGCTGCTTCAGTATCTACACGAACGCCTAAAAAACGCATATCAACGAGGCAAGGAAATAGTTCAGTCTCTAAATTAAATATATCCTCTATATCTTGATGTAGTATTTCTTTTTTCATTTCTTGCCATAATCCTAGTGTTAATTTAGCGTCTTGCTCCGCATACTCGCCAACATACATAGCTGGTAACTTATACATCTCAGACTTAGGATCTATACCCCATTCCTTTGCAGTTTCGAGCAAAACAGCCTCATTTTTGCCTCTTCCGACATAATCACGACCCATACTACCTAAATCGTAACGAAAGCGATTCTCGTCCACGAGAGAGCCACTAATCATAGTATCTATAATGGTGCCATTGATTTTAAGCCCCTCAGCCCTAATAAAACACACATCGTACATTGCATTATGAAATATCTTCTTTGAAGGGTAGTTTAGAATAGTTCTAAAGTAATCCATCACTTTTTTCCTATCCATATTACCCCCACCTTCATGAGCTATCGGATAATATGCTGACCAACCCTCTACTGCTAAAGCTATACCTACAATCTTTGCTTGACCAGTTACAGAGCCTGAACCCATCGTTTTTAAATTTGGGTCTTTGGTTTCTAAGTCAATCGCTATTTCATCATAACTAGATAGATCCTTGAACTCTTCGGGTGGCAGCCACTCTGTTTGTGGTTTAAATAATATCTTCATCTGACAGAACTTTTTTAATTGCTAGTCCGAACTCTCTTGCGATTTGTGGGACGATTGCGTTACCGAGAGTTTTGATTCTGTTGGATCTGTCTTTGTCCAATTCATAGGAAATCCCATTAGGAACTCCACAAATGTTGGATTCAATTTGCCACCAGGTTTGTTGTTCTTCAACACTGTCCTTGGCACCGATTGTTCTCTGCTCGGTTTCCAAGTCGGTTGATACCCCGCGTCCTTGTAATCTCTCGCTGTTGGTGTCGGGTACATCTTCTCTAGATACAGCATTGCGTCCGATAGTTTTGCTCCGTAAGTTACTCCTGTTCCTTTCCTCCTCGACACAAAACCTCCAGACTTTGTTCTCTCCACCATGTGTGATTGTTCTCCCCCCTCCTCGCAAACTCTCGTTGGTGTTGGATACATCATTGGTTGTTCCGTTGCTATCGTCTCTTCTAGTTTCGATCCCAACTTTCCTCTTCTCTCTACTCTCTTTTTTACTGTCTCTAGGTTCTCGTTCATTGCTGCTGATGCTCTCGGTGTTGGATACATTTTCGATTTTGTGTTTTTTGGAAACAGTATTTGATCTGCTAGAGCTATTGATCCTCTCTTCACTCTGTGTTTGTTGCCACCTATGTTGTTCGGACCTATCCTTGCATCTTGAGTCGTTGGTGTTACGTACATTCTCTTCTCCTCTTCTTGAACTGCCACTGTTAATGGTGTTCCCCCTTGTTTGTACTTCTTCGTTCTCTCCGATGCTGAGTCTTGTGTGGGTGTTGGATACATCATCTTGACTAATTTGCTCAATCCTGCTCCCTTGCCCGTCTTCGGATTTATCCCACTTCTCTCCGTTGCTGTCGGTGTTGGATACATCTTCATGGTTTCTGGATCCACTTGCTCTCGTAGGTTCGATGGTCTCGTTCTCCCTTTTCTGTGACCCTCCATAATCTTTTTTGTCCCTGCAGCGCTTCTCGGCGGCAAGTAATCCATTGTGTTGGGAGTGGCCCACAATCCAAACTCTGTATCTTTGGTGCCAAGCACCGATGCCTGAAGC